CGCCTTCGTCTACAGCGATGCTTTGATCCAGCGTTAGCTGAGTGGTTGTTGCGCTGGCAATGCGGCCACCTTTACGGGCGCCGGCTCGCATCTGATCTGCGATTTTGATGATCTGCCCAGGGCGGACAATCGCGCCATCAAGACCGACAGTAAATGTGCAAGTGGTTGTTTCTTCCTGCTCGGAGTACAGAAGCCAGCGACCCAGGCGGTTTGCTTGACCGCGACTTGTGCAGCCAAACGCTGCCATGCGGACTTCAATGATCCCGTACTTAACGATTGCGGCTTCGTCGGAAACGTATTCAACGCGCTGCTGGTAGGCGTTTTTAGGGTCGTTCCAAGTGACTAGGGCGACGGTGTGGCGAGCTTTTAGGCTGCTGCCTTCATAGTTGAAGATGCCTTCAATGACGTTGCCGTTGTTGAATAGCGCGGCGGCATCTTTGGGGCTGTCCTGGGTAAAGGCGATCTGACCAGCAGACCAATAAGCCATGCCACGGAAGCATGAGCAAAAATCTTGGACGACGTTGTAAGCCTCTTCCCGAGACTGAAGGTAGACATTGCACAGGAATCGCGGTTCGGTGCCGCCTTCGCCATCAGGCACACTTTGGTTGGTGTATTTACTGATTTCGTAGAGCGTCCATTTATCAACTCGGTCGATGGCGCCACTGCCAACAAAACGCCCTAATCCATAGCGGGCATCTAGCAGCAAGTCACGCAAAATCCACGCCGGATCTGCACACCAAGCAGTCTTAAAACTGCCGTTCCAAACACCGGAATAGGTCAGGCTGCCGTCATCGTTGACAGTGGCATTGGTGGGGATCTGAACCCTGACGCCCTTGATGTCATAGGCGCGGGTTGGGATTGCTTGGAATTGAGAAGCCTCAAAACGCAAGCCGACCAGTGCGGTTAAGGGATAACGCAGCTTGGCGTCGATGACCTCGGTGTAGCCGGCAAAGGTCATTAGCCGGACGTTGGTCGTATCGTCATTGACTCCAGAAACTCGGCGCAGCCTGATGTCCCAAGGAGCATCACCAGTTAGCTCAATTCGATGGCTGCGTTCATACGCGCTTGTGCACTTGCCGTTGACTGTTGTGTTAATAACTTCTGTATAGCCCCCGCCGTCAGATTGAAGGTCAATGGCGTACCCAATAGAGGTAGCTTTTAAGCCGTTATCTACGCGGAAAATTTGATTAAAAAGAATGCGGACAATGACTGCATCTACGTCACTATCCGTAGTTGTGCGAACAACAGAATCGCCAACGTCATCGCCAACTTTGCTGTTGACATTAACGGCATTTTCGCTGGAAGCAAAGCCGGGAATATAAAGCTGGTTTTGAGTGCCTAGGCGGTATGCAAAGTCGTCATAAACAAAGTTATCCGTGCCGTCTTCGTTCCTTAGGGGTGTGTCATCAAAAAAGATAGACTTACGCGGATCGTCGGCGTCAGCGAATCCTTCAATTTCGCCTTCACTAATAACATCAATTAGGCGGATGCTGGATTTACTAAACAACGAGTTAGCGTCATCCTCTGCCTTGGCGGCTTGCACAACCACCGTTTGCTGGACGTTGACGTTCTGTTGTGGTGCAGGTTGTGAACGGCGACCGCCGCCAGCGCCAGCAATACGCTTTGTCATTAGATGTCCGTCGTACTAACGCCTGCCGATACCACTACGCTACCGACGCGCATCCGTCCGTAACAGAGAGGAACTGGATTTCCTTGAGCGGTCAGGTTGACAGCACCGTTGTAGATGTAGCTAGCGCGGTTGTCGGCTGGGTCGTTGTTTGCTGGGTCAAAGGAATTGCCGCGTGCACCAGTTGCGCCAGTCAGTCCAGGCAGCTCTGCAGGCTGGGGCGAAAGAAGCTGTGCCGTACCAGCAAGAATCATGCTGACGCCAATAAAGCCGACAGCAGTCGCCAAGCCACCACCGACCAGACCCAAGCTGAGTGCAGCACCTGCGCCAGTAGCACCACCTAAGCCAGCACCAATGCCAAGAAAACCGCCAGCAGCCGGACCAATAACAAAAGCCGCAGCAACTAGCGCAACACCAATCAGAATCTTGCCAACCCCACCACCAGCACCAGCCAGCACGGGCGTAATGCTGATTTCTTCGCTTTGACCCGTTGGGTTATGGATTTCGTCTAACTCTTCAATCGCTAATTTCCCGACCTGAACGATATAACCAACGCCGCGTTCAGCCGCAGTAACTAACGCCTGCTGAAAACCTTCAAAGTTCGCGCACAGTGCCCGGATAGCCTCTGCCGGGGTATTCAGGTCAAAGTGATGAACACGGCCAAACTGCTTGCCTAGTTCACCGCGTAGCACCACTTTCTTCATAGCCGACTCCTGTGCCGCAGGATATGAGTGGTGTTCTTCCGATAATAGCCAGACCACAGGTCACGGCTAGAAAGCCGCCGCTCCAGGTGCTGCAGGATCAGGTCATCACCGATATAGATCGCAACGTGGTTGGACACGGGCGAAACGATCTGCATCAGTAAGGCGTCACCGTATTGGGGTTCTGCGTCCTGCCCAACTGACACAAAATCTTCGTTGGCAAAGTTTTCAACAAAGGTGTTCATGCCTTTGTGCCACCACTCGCCGTGCCGTTCATAGTCCGCCAGCTCTAAACCCCATTCCTGCTTGTACCAGTCACGCGCTAGGGCGTAGCAATCCAGCGTGCCGTAACACCATTCCCGCCCGATCAATGGCGGCTGCCAGCCTTCTGGCTCATAGCTCGCCCAAGTTGCTGTTGGCCATCCAACGATGTGCCAGGGCAGCCCTGATGCTTCCATTGCAGCCTTGTCCGCCATGCTCGCTTTGGGCTTTATGTTCGGATGGCTATGCACCACCGCCGTGATTGCGCCAGCGTCATCAGCAGCGGCGTAGTCAGCAGGCGACATTACAAAGCTCATTTCCTCCGTCGCTGTGTTCTGGCACGGCCAATAGCGTTCTTTGCCTTTGACAATGACCACCAGACCGCAGGCTTCGCGGGGATATTCCTGCTCTGCGTGCGCTTCTGCCGCTGCCTTGGTTTCCGGCTTCATCCAATCAGTCCCGCACCTGGGAAGCCACCATACGGAATCTCGGCATTCTCGCCAAAGCGCAGCTTGCAACTAGACAGGCGGTGTCCACAGACATCATTGGCAACGTCATCTACTTCGTTGTCGTTGGCGTCAAAATAGTTTGTGCCGGTGTAGTTGCAGCCTGCGCCTTTGTATGTCCACGGACAAACGTTTTGAATAATTTGGCGCCGTGGCAGTTTTACGCCAGCGACATCGAAACTAGCGGCAAGCTCAAAGCTGACGACTGCGCGGTTTTCCGCCACCTTGCGGTCAACGGTGTAAATCTCACGCGGAAATTCGGCAAACGGGTCAGCCGTTGCGTTGGTGCCGCTGGTGAAATTAGTGGCGTCTAGGTATTTCTTGAGCGTGCGGATCCGGGTGACCGTTGCACCGACCAGATCGTTGTACTCAAGCACCAGCGTGGTGCCCAGGCTTAGAACGTTGCTGATGCTGATGGTCGGGCGTGGAAGTTGTCCGCCGCCTTCATAGGTAAAACCAGTCGCTTCAACCGGATACCGCTGATAGGTGTTGCCGTTCCAAACGATATTTCCGCTGATCTGTTCGTTGACGCCAGCGTGGAATCGGTAGATCTGATCGACGCCGATACTGGTTGCTGTGCCGTCTAGCTCGAACAGCTCGATCACGGCGCTTGGCGCCAATTTGTTCAGCTCTTCGCCAACTGCGCTGACAGCTTCCCAGACAACAGTGCCATCCTCAACCTCAGCACCACGGACAACCGGCCACGGGTCAGGCTCAGTCGCTGCACTTGTACCGGCAGTGGTACAGCGGAAAACTAAGCCCGAAGGCTGAACGGAACTGGCGCGGCGGACATCGCTAACGCTAAAAGCCGTGCTAGCTGACCAAGCGGTAAAAGCCATTACGGTTCAAATACCTGGCGGAATGTTGCTGTGATCGTGGCGCGGTTCAAGTAAGGAATCGACTTGCTCCATTGCTCGCAGACCCAGTTGTATTCGGTGGATTCACCCAATGGGGTCCACTCAAAGCTGGCTCCATCAGCAGCGCGGGCATCAAGGAAGGTTTCGATGGTGTCCGCGTCAGTCTCAGACACGTTCCAAGTCAGATCCCACTGCTTCGGGTTCTGATTCAGTCCAAAGGTGGTGCGCTGTTCGTAGCCATCACCGAAACGGGCGATGCGGACGTTTGGGGCGCTGCTTTTCTGTGCGCCGTAGGTCGGGTTGACGGAAGGGAAAGTAGCCATTAGGCGAGCAAGCCTCCGGGACGCTTCTGACGTAGCAATTCAGCACGGACAGCGGCGCCAAGTGCTTCGCCCAGCTTATTTGCGTTAGGAGCGTCGCCTTGAACCTGTGTGCCGGTGGCGTCAACGTTGACGGTGATATTGCCGCCGAGTGCATTGTTGGGGATGATGCTGCCGCTGCGCCCTGGCATGAACAGCTCAGGACCGCGCTCGCCAACGATTGCAGGCTTGCCGCCGGAGATGCTGCCGCCATCAGCAAAGCGGGGCAGACTCTTGAACAACGATGAGCCAGGGAACAGGCTGAACAGGGCAGTGTTGACTGCGACCTGCAGGAGCTGGTTCGCCAGGTTGCGGAGCATGTTGGAGGCGACTTCTGCCAGCGACTTAGTTTTGTCCATAGCAGCCGTCAACATGTCGGTTACGCCGCTTGCGATGGTTTGCCCAAGCTGCCCGTAGATCTGCTCAAGGCGTTCTGCGTCTGCGATTTGCTTCCTGGTTGCGTTTATTGATTCAAGCTTGTTCTTGACATCAGCCTCAGACAACCCCTTGGTGTCTTTCATGATGTCCCTGATCTGCTGCTTAAGGATTACCTCGGCTTCATTACCATTCAGCCTTGCTTGGAGCAGCTCCTGCTCATCGTTTAAA